AAACCCTTAAGGACATTTTGCAGGCTCTTGCCTCAAGCACAGCGTCAGCCAGTCCATCCGCCAACGTGTCTGAGAATTGCCGCGCGGCTTCGTTGGCGGCCTGCTGTGCCGTGCGGACTTTGTCGATCGACGCACGAATCTGCTCATTCTTGTCGACAACGGCGGTTAGACGGGCAAGCTGGCCTTGGTCCGTCACCGTGCCGATGCGCGCCAGTTCGATGGCCTTGGCGCGTTCGGCATTGGACTTGCCCAGCGTATCGAACTCAGCCTGAAGGACGCGCTGGCTGCGCTCCATCTGCTCGATGTAGCGTTCGACTTGATCCGTGCGGCGCTCAGCGTCGGACATACCACCGCCGCCACCAGAACCGCCGCCCTTTCCGTCTTTCACGGCATAGTTGGCGAGGCTGATGGGCTTGGCAGCAGCCGGCTGCTCGGGACCAAAGGGCTTGTCCGCGATGATGCGGGAGCCGCTGGCAAGGTTGCCCCGGTGATAGTCGACCTGCTTTTGGGCGTTGTAGACGTCCAGCGCGTTTTTCGTGTCGTCCCGCTTGGCGTCAGCAAGCTTGGCCTCCGCCGCTGTGAGCAACCGCCGCTGTTCGTCTTTCTCGGCTTCCGACAGGTTCGACCCCGGCATGGGTGTCATGCCGTTTTTGCGGATACCTTCCGGGCTAAAATCGACGCCGACCAGCGTTCCGACCTTTTTCCAGAACGGGTTATTGCCGACCTGATTCAGCCACGTCTGAAGGCTTTGCAAGCCGCCCACCGCCGCCCCGATGTAGGCCGGCAGGCGTTCGATGGCGGCGGCGACGCCATCCAGATTACTCGCAGCGTTCTGGCTCGCGCCGGTGGATTTGTCCAACTCGCCAATCAGCACCGTGAAAGCATTCGTGGCGCGCGCCATGGCCTGATCGACGGTTGATCCCATCTGACTGGCTTGGCGCTCAAGCTCGGGCATGCCGGCAAGCGCGGCGCGGAAGAACGCCTCGCTTGAGACTTTGCCGTCCTTCACAAGAGCGGTGAGCTTGGAAACGGACCCACCGGCTTCGAGCATACCAGCCGCAACGGCCTGCAACAGGGGTCGCGCCCCGTCGATCAGGCTGTTGTATTCCTCGGCCTGAATTTTGCCGCCACCCATCGCCTGCGAAAGCTGGAGAAGTGCACCGCTAGCGGCTTGTGCGTCCGTCTGCCCGACCTTGAGAGCCAGTGAGACGCCCTCGGTAAAGCGCATCATATCGGCACTGGAGGCGTTCAACTCCTTTTGGGCGGATGACATGCGGCTGTAGAGCGTGACCAGCGGGGCCATTTCGGTGCCGTTGCGCTGCGCGATCTGGAACAGCCCTCCAAATGTGCTTTCGAGCGCCTTGCCCTCAAGACCGGTCGCCTTCAGGGCGTTCTGCATGGCGGTGAAGTTTTTCGCCGCTGCAACGACGGCCTGCGCGCCCTGAGCACCCATGAAGCCGGAGGCAATGCCCGCGCCAAAAGCCGCCATCCCCCTACTGAGTCCAGCGATGCTCTTTTCGAGCGCCGATCCCGCGCCAGCAAAGTTGGCTTCCATCTGCTTGGAGGCTTTGCGCGTCCGGCCCTCCATGGAGCCCATGGCGTCATTGACGCGCCTCTGGACGCGCTCCATGCTTTTTTCAAGCTGATTGGTACGCGCCTCAAGCGAAACTACGAGTTTAACGTCATCGTCAGCCATATCAGGTCACCACTCAAATAGATCTTCATTGCCATCGGCATTTGCGTAAACGGAAACGACGCCAGCGCCCGCATCGGCACGGCTTACCGCCATCCACGTTGCTACAGCACCGTCGATTCTGTCTTTTGATTTACCTTTGTGCATGGTGCGATTGCCCGCGCTGTCCGTATGGATAGCGATGTTGTCAAAACACCAGCGCAGGATCGGATTGCCGCCGTGGCGGAACTTGCCGGAGATGACGGCGCGCTCAAGGGTGTTGAGGGCCGGTGATTGTGTGATCCAGCTCTGGCGGATTGTCGCCACCGGCAAGCCCGCGTCAGCGCAGGGGCGCATCACCGGCATTGCATACGCGGGATCGAAGCCCACCTCGCGCACGTCATAGCGTTGCGCCAGCGCAATCAGGTGATCCGCGACGGCCTGATAATCCACGACGTTGCCGGGCGTTGCAGTCAGATGACCATCAGCGGCCCATTGCGGAAATGGCACGCCATCCTTGTCAGCCCGCGCCCTGAGATTGTCAGCCGGGCAGAAGAAATGCGGGATCACAATGAACTCGCCGTCATCGCCCCTGAAGGCGCATACAACGGCTGTCAGATCGGTTGTCGTGCTCATGTCGACGCCGATCCAGCACGGTTTGCCTTCCAGCGCCGCCATGTCGATAGGCCCGGCCCCGGCGTCATAGTCAGCCATGGTGATAAAGGGCGACAGCGAGTTGTCGGCCCAGACGTTCAGCTTTAGCTGTTTCAGGCTCTCCAACTCGGCAGGGCTGCGCTCAGCGCGTTTAGCGTGATCCCTGAAGCCCTGAAGCGAGGGGTAGCCATGGGCAAGGCCGGGATTCACGGCATGCCAGAGCGCCTCGTCGCGCCAGTCCGCTTCAGGCGAGGCCTCAAACAAAATTGGTAAAATGGTCGGGTCATCGACCTCTCCGCGCGCGACCTTGCGGGCATCTTCGATGACTTCCCATGCAAGGTTTTCGTGCCCGCGCCCCGCCGTGGTGGCAATCACTAGCAAGCCGCCGTCCGTCTTATCAAGGCCGGTCGTCAGGGCCTCCCAAAGCTCGCGGCCTTTCCAGATATGGATTTCGTCTGCGAGCACGAATGATGGCGTGCGCCCGTGCTGCGCCGCGCCATCCGAACTGATCGTTTCCAGAACGACGCCGTCGCGCGGGAAAGCTATGCGTTTTGGCGCGTTGTGAGCGTCATAGACTTTGACGGCCTTCGCTACACGCTTGTCTTCGCGGATAACTCCCACGGCCTCGCGGAAGCCAATGCCGGCCTGATTGCGGTCGGCGGCAGCAAAGATGCACTCGCCGCCGGACGCGCGTTCGGGGCCGATTGTGTGGAGCAAAGCGAGCGCCGCCGCGAGGCTGGTTTTGCGATTTCCACGCGGGACCAACAGCACAACGCGCCGGACAATGCGCCGGCCCTGATCGTCGCGGGGTCCATAAATGCGCCTGACGATGCGCTCCACCCATGGATCAACCTGAAAACGACGGTCCTTCAGCCCGCTTTTGGGATGTTTGAGGCGGCACAGGAACTCAACGGCGCGCTCGCCGTGCCCCAGCGGGTCCGGGATTTCTGAGCCGTCATAAATCCAATGCGGATATGTGTCGGGGAGCGCGGGCGCAGACATGGCGTCACAGGTCCAGCGGCGACGGATCGTTGTCGCCGTCTGCAACCTTGCCTGCCACGCGGGAGCGGGCGACGGGCGTCAGACCAAGTTCCGCTGCGCACTGGCGCAGGGTCGCCGTTGCCTGAATCTGCGCCGTGGCGGCTGGATGGCGTTTGAGAAGCCCCTTCTCGGCGGCGTAGAACATGCCGTCACGATCAAGCGCAGCCTGCGCCTCGCGGATCGCCCCGGCGGCGGCGCAGAACGCCTCAAACAGGGCCAAATCGCCTGCCGTCAGCGTCTGGCGGGCCGCGAGTGTCGGCGCGGTGCGCCGCCATTCGGCCTTGGCGTGTTTAGACAACCATGCGGGCGGCGGCGGGATTTTGACCAGCGCATCGTCGGCGGCGGGCAGCGCGTCAGGCTTGCGGCCCTTCATGGCGTGACCTCCCCCAGCGTGATCTCAAGCTCGCGAAGGGGCCGCGTTTGCTCAATCGCAGTGATCGAATAGGTTTCGCCGGCAAGCTTCACGCGGTCGCCTATCGCAACGCCGCTATGGTGGCGCATGCGCAGCTTCAGGGTCGGACCATCGGCGGTTTCGGTGCCGGTGATGATCGCGGCGCGCACCATGCCGTAGTAGCCCCATGACCGGGACACCTCACCGGCGGGCGACACATTATTAGTGTACGGGCTGCATGACTCGCGCAGACGCGAAAGCTCAACTGTGTGGCGTAGTGATCCGGCGCGCATGTCAGATTTCCTTCGCAATCGCGTGGAGCGTCTGCACGCCATGAATCTGCCCGCCCGGATCGCGGATGATCCGGCTGTGCGCCGTCACAAGGCGATGGATCATGTAGCCGTCAGCTTTGACGGGGACCGTGATCCGCGTCAGGCGTGTGATCGCTGACATGATCCGTTGCGCCGCGACAGACCCGGGACCAGCAGTCCAGATGTGCAATGTCAAAACGGCCTCATCGCGCCATGAACTCATCCAGTCGGCGGGCATGACCTGCCCTTCGCCCAGAGCGATCCGGGGTAGCAGATCGAGCGCGCCGTCATCAGCGATCCGTTCGGCAAGGTGCCGGTCGACGGGGAAGCCGTCCGTTCTGGCGTGATGCGGCGGGGTATCCGGCGACAGCAGCCATGCCAGATCGCGGTCGGCAGTCAGGCGCTCACGGATCAACGTTTGCAGGGTTACAGTCAGGCTCATTGCCCGCTCCAATGGTCTTTTGCAGCCTTGTTGATCGCGCGCTTGATCCGGCGCTCGATCTTCGACCGTAACAACCTGAAGGCGGGCCAGAAGTACGGCTGCGCGGCGGCTTCCGCCGTCCCGTACTCGACCAGATGCGCATAGCGCACCTCGGTATTGCCGACGGTCACAAGCACCTCGTTTTCCTTCGCCTGACGCGTTCCGCCGGGCTGCGAATAGGGAGGCGTCATCTGGCCCGGCAGCGTGACGGCGATGCTGTTCTTCAGCGCACCAGTGTCCTGGGGGGCAAGCGTCCGCATGGCGTCCGCAAGTTCATCGCCAGACTTCTGTAGGGCGGGCTGGATAGCCTCGCGGACCTCTTTCGGGATCGCAGCCAGTCGCGCGTTGAACTTCGCCAAACCGTTGTCGCTAGCCATGTTAGGGCATCCAATCGCGAAATGGCGTAATCAGGTCAAAGACGCCTAGCGGGACCATGCGCATGTTCGCCTCAGAGGTGGACTCGCGGACCTCGTACCAGCCGGCGACAAGCTGGCGCGCGGCTTCCTGCAACGGGGCCGGGATCACGCCGTTGTATTGCTCAAGGTTACCGACATATCCGGCGATCAGTTCGCCCGCCGCGTAAATCTTCTTTGTCAGCAACTCATCGTCGCAGTCGTCGGTGATGTTCAGATGGCGCTTCACGTCGCACAGGGTAACGATCATGTGAAAAAAATCCCAATTTGGGGCGATTTTGTTCGGACCTCCCCCCGCCGGTCCCCTGTCTATTCTTCGAAAATGCGCCCCACCCCCCGGCCTATACTTCCGTCGCAGGAACCGGATGGCTGGTCGCGCGGATCACGCCCCAATCGACCAGCAGGCGCTTGCCGTCTGCGGTCACGCGCTCAACCGCGTAGGGTGTTTCAATATGCTCGGGGAAGCTGGCGCTCTCTCTCGCGCTGAGCGCCAAGCTCACATGCCGGAAGTCTGGCGGCGCGCCTTCGCCAATGGCGAAGTTGAGTTGACCAGCACTCAGCATGCGAACGATCTGCGATCCATCCCTGAAGGCTGCCGTGAACCGGAAGTCGTCAGCACCAATGTCATACGTCGGCAGTAACTCACCGCGATCATTCGTGGTCGGTAGCTTTGCGACGATTAGTGTCTGGTCACAGTGGCGCTGGATATGAAGTGCGCCGTGGTGTGGTTCAATCACATCGGGTTCAGTCGGCATCACTGCACCTCACGCAAAGCGCTCAGAGTCCATGCTGGCTGACACCAGCATCGAGCCCGTGAGGACGCGGCCATAGATCAGCGGAACAGCGTTACCCTGTTCGGTGCCGTTGCCGGGACCGCTGAAAGTGAAGGACTCGTCCTTCTTGGTTTGGTCCTGAGACTTCTCGGATTTGGTCAGCAGTTGGGATGCACCGGCGAGCGCAAGGCCCAAGCCGATCAGGGCGACGTTGCCGTAGGTGATCCCCATCAGGCCGGGGATTGCGCCACCCATGCCCGCTAGTGGTGCCGCGAGGGTGCCGCCAGACAGGAAGATGGCCGCGCCGATCAGCACCACGCCGAGAATGGCCTTGAGCACGCCGCCACGCTTGGAGCCCGCCGCGACCGGGACGATGTGAATGTCGCCGCGCCCGAGGCCGAAGGTGTTGATGTCCTCGACCTCAAGCGGCAAACCGCCCTTGCGCTGACCGTGGAGGATTGCCCAGCAGCCCTCTTCCATCATCTTGCGGAAGCGACCGGGGAAGTTGGCGTTGAGGGCTCGGATCGCCTCACCCGCCGTCAGCACTTCCATTTCGAGGACGGCGCCGAACTCCTTGCGCAGGCGTCCGTACAAATGGATTTTACGCATGACCATGACGGCGTTCCTCGCGCTGCTTGTGGGAGTTGTGACAGGTCCGGCAGAGCGCCTGCCAGTTGGCGCGGGACCAGAACAGCTTCTGGTTGCCCTTGTGCGGCTGGATATGGTCCACGACGTTGGCGGGCTGACCGCACCGGGCGCAGTTGGGATTGGCGGACAGGTACGTCTTACGCTCCGTCTCCCATTCCGCCGTGTAACCACGGGCGCGAGCGCTCGGGCGCTTCATGTCGAAACGGGCTTTGCGTTCGGCGGCGGCGCGCTTCTGACAGCCGCAAAGCTGTCCGTAAGGCACGATATGACCGCATGCGCAGACGCGAGGCGGGGCGAACGGCATCAGAGCGCCCTGCCGATATTGGCGATGGCTGCGAGGCCATCCGCATCCAGACGTGCTGACATGGGATCGCCGGACGGGGCATTGTCATCAGACTTTGCACCGCAAAAGATTGCCGACAGCAGATCAATGCGCGCCTTGTAGGCCGCGATGATTTCGGCAGGGGTCGCCTGCCATGCTTCAGCAGGGGTCCAGCCGATCGCGCCCGTGGCGACGCCAAACAGCGTCGTCAGGTGCTCCTGCATGGTGACAGGCTTGCCGGCGCTGGCGCGGGGCGATGGCTGTTCGTCGGGATCGACGCCGGCCAGACCTGCCACAAGCGGCAACAGCCGGGGAGCAATGTGCTCAAGGCTGCTACCAAGCGGGACCTCGCCATGATCCAAGAGCACAAGCAAATCGCTTTGGGCTGCGCTGCACTCGCGGATCACGTCAGATACGGCGGCGAACGACAGTTCAGACAGCTTGGCCGCAAGGCTCCCCAGATCGCCGTACTTGCGCAAAAGCCTCACACCAGCGCGCAAGGTCGGGCGCAGGTGGATCACCTCATGACCGACAGTCAGATAGATGTCTTCGCCGCCGATCATGGTCATGCCACCGGGGCGTTAGCAGGATCGCCCTGGACGGCAATCGCGGCGGCGGCGATGCTGGTGCCACTTGCCTTCGTCAGCACGGCGCGGACGTAGCGGCGATGGCCCAGATAGCCAAGCTTGTAGGACGCATCAGCGGCGAGCGCTTCCGGGGCGTTACTCTGAAGGTACTGCGCCGGAACATCGCTGAAGTCGCCAGACGTGGTCGTGTCCGACTCCTGAAGCTTGACGCTGAAAACGCCGTCGCCGGCGATTGCGCCGGTGGTGATGGCGATGGCAACGCGCCGGAAGCCCTTCTGGTCAATCGCAGGGCCATTCACACTGGTGGTGTGGACGGCAGGGGCGATGGCCTGCGCCACGCCGATATTTGAAGCAAGGTCACGCATGTCAACGGCGGAGCAAAAGTCGGCCATGGGGCGGCGTAAAACCAGGCCATCGTGTTACATGCCGGGGGGAGTGGCGTGAGGGCGTAGCCCGAGGGGCACTCCCCCCGGCATTGGCTTGATTT